ACCCTAGACTTTTCTGTAGAGGTAAACTGAACATCAGGGCCATAGATACCCCTGTAGTTTTGATATGATTTAATCCAACGTTGTTCGTCAGAGTATCTGGCCTTTTCAGCCTTACCATAACGATCCTCTACGAAACCAACAATATTACCTACAGTTGGGTCACTGTAAACTTCGTTATCAGGTTTGTCATCTGCGTAAGAGGATGTTGCCTCATCTATCGATAATTCGTCTGATTCAAAAATGTCATCTTCTTCCATGAGTATTCCTTAATATCCAAATGTAGGGTCTGAGGCTTGAAAGCCTGTGCGTTGTGAAGCAGGATCAAAATCAAAGATGCTACTTCTGGGTCTTGTCATTACCCCATATCTTAACGCATCATATAAGTGATCTTCTGCATTTGTATCTACATCTTCAGGGTTTCTTTTGTCTAGAGGAATAGAGGGAAGCTGAGATATAAGATTAACGCAATTAGAAAATATGACAAGTCTTGGCTCCTCTGTAAACTCGTCTACTTGTAGTCTTCTGTGTAGCTCGTTCTTACCTGCTACACGAGAACCCTTTGATCTGTCTGAGGGTTTCCAACGACACCCTTTCATTATCATTTGTTCTGCTAGGCTTGGGCCAGTGTCACCCCTGTTGTGCCAAAGAGATGAGTCAAGCACACCATACTTTATCTTCTCTTCACCTTCTATGTCCAGGATCATGTCAGCCAAGTCAGTCGCTATGATTTTAGATACATATAACTCTCTGTAGACAATTAGCTGTTCAGATCCTGGAACAACTGCAAACCAGACTACACCAGTGTAAGATCCATACCCATAGTCACAAGCTCTGAAACGAACCCAGTTACTAGGTATGTCATAGGGATCAACTACGTGTATACGTCTGTTAAACTCTGGAAAGGCTGCGCCCTCGTTTATATCCCAGTCACCCTCAAGGAGTTGTCTTCGTTGATGCTCTGGTAAAGATAAAAGGTTTGCCTCATACATCCCATCCTCAGATAGGTAGGGATTATCAAATAACGTAGCAGGAATAAACTTTCTTTTAAATAGAGGTTCACCCTCTCTTGTGTGTCCTTTAGGCCAACAGATAACTTCCCCATTCTCATCTGTAGCCCAGAAGGGTTGGTCTGGAGTATTAGGGTCTATAAAGTGACGTTTAACCCACTGGTGTCCTGGGCCACCTGGGTTACTCGTTGCCCTCATGTAGAGTGGTAATCCAGAGGCTCTGGTTGTACGTAGACGTGACCTCATGTAATTCCAGGCGTAAGGACTAGGCCACTGTGTTAGTTCATCAAACCCTATCCAGTTAAAGGCTTGTCCTTGGTATCTCATAACGTCATCATCTCTATCAAGGTATGACATCCAGAGTGTTGCACCATTAGGTGCTACCCAAGTCTTATCTCTTTCCATAAACCTAATACCAGGAATAGCTTGTGGGTAAAGTTGCTTGCTTACTGATATAAGTTCTCTGAGTTCTTCTGTCGATCTACGCACAAGAAGCATTCTTGCGTGTGGGTTATTAAAGTATCTAACAGGATCAGCAACTAAACTATAGCTCTTACCACCACCTGCTGCTCCTCCATATAGAACTTCTTGTTCTGTTGCAGCTAGGAACCTAGTCTGTGGTCCTGGGTTGGGTTCGAATATCACCTTTTGTTTGACCACAGAAGGGACAACACTCCCCTCTTTCGAGTTTGATGTAGTCCTCATCTGTGTCAAGACTTCTGGTGTTTCTACCACCAATTCTTTTTTCTTCGATTTTCTGGCTCTTCCTTGACGCTTCTTTATATTTTTTGGCATACTGTCTGTAGTTGGACGATGCCCTGCGTCTTTTTTCTTCCATTCTGACACGTTTATATAACCCTACATGTGAGATGTTTCTACCAGACTGATCAGACAACCACTTCGCTACTTGTCTAACACTATAGTCTTGAAGAAACAACTTTGCTTTTTCTAAAAGTTCTAGTTCTTCAGGGATAGGAATCAAAAGCATTTCATCTTCTTCATCCTGTTTGTAACCAAATGGTACGTGTCTTCCTACTCTAACTACAGGATACCACTCACCCTTTTCACCTTTGAGGGGTATCTGCCAGTCTACCTTAGTTGGATGGTCTGCCTCTGACGCTCTCTTACTCATCTTCTTTCGCAGGTAAAATAAATAAAGGCTCTGTAGCTTTTACTTCTACCTTATCTGTTTTTGCAAATCCTGCACGATCTAAAATATCTTTAGCTGCTAACATCTTTTCTTTTACACCCAGATCAGTAGGATCAGCCATAACAGAGAACATAGTATACGCAGCCTTAGTTGATGATTGTGCTATGAACTTCTTTGTAAGGTCTGCAATCTCATCTGTCAAGGCATTAACAATACTTGTAGAGGATACAGCATCAGCATATCCTGCAAGCTTCTTAGCCTGAACAGGATCACCCTTTGCCTCCTCAAAGAGAACATCAAGAAACTTCTGTTGTTTTTCTGTAAGTTGTCTAGCCATATTTCACCATGTATGCTATAAAAATAAGAACACCTATTGCTGAGACAAGAAGCAAACCTGTAATAGTCCAGGTTATAATTGCTTCTTGCATCTCTGCTTTGCGATACTCTTGATCTCTTTTTTGTTTACGTATCTTTCCCTCAATAGCCACTAGCTCTTCCCAGGCAGATGGCCCCATACTAAAACTAATCCAGTCTTTTAGCTCTTTTCGCATGGATTCTGCCTTCTTCTTGGCAGTGAAAATAGCCAAACTTTGAGCTTCTATGGACTCTCCATTTAAGGCTTTCCACCAAGGTGGATTCTTAACTTGCTTTTCAGCCTGACCTAGATCTGCCATATGACCTGCCCACTGCGTCAGTTGGGAACTCATATCATTGAGATCCTTTCCCACCTGAAAGCCTTTCTTCAAGGCGTTGAAGGCCATAGTCGCCCCTGATATGATTGTAACTGGATCGATAACGAGCCTCCTCCCAAAGTACTGCCACCATCATTAATAAAATTATTTGATTCTTTCAGATAGATTTACCATAGAGTATGGCTCTTTCGATATCGAACCTACCAATCCCTAAGTCTTTCAACTCTCTGTCAGTCATCTTTTCAAGCTGAATACGTGCAATCTTACGTCTTGCTGATTCTGCTCTAGCTTCAATTAGTCTGTTGAATATTCTTTTAAACATTTTACTATCCTTTTCTATGTTAACCCTAACTGGGCAAGGATAGTTATATACGAGTAGTTATATCAGAGTAGTGACAAATATGCAACCCTGTTATGACTTCCCTTTAGGTTTGGTAGTCCAGGCTTCATTGACATCAGGGGTAGAAGGATCATCCTTTATGTAATGACCCTTCTCGTTACGAGCACGTACTTTTTCTGTCTCTGTACCCTGATTGTTTATGAAGTCTAGAACAGCAGGATCTTTACTGTGCCACTCACCATGAATCTTTTCTGCGAGAACTGCACCATACTGATCAATTACTTTGTCACCATCTAGTTTCATTTCTTATACTTTCCTTCTACACCAAACTTTTTCTTGTGTTCTGCAATAGACTCTTCTTTGTAACGAGTAGTGTACAGCTTACCCTTCCAAGTAAAGGTTGGTTTCTTAGCTGATCTATTACGTCTAAATGCAGAAGCAAAAGACTCATTTGTTACTGGTCCCTGTGCAGGACGTTGTTGAGGTTTTTTGTTTGGCTTCTTCTTCTCAGGTGGTCCCTTACGAGGAGGAGCTTTAACAGGAGGCTTTGTCTTTTTAGGATCTACAGTCTTTGGTTTAGTCTTTCTATCCTGCTCCTTCTTTTTCTTATCCTCTGGTGGTTTTGTATCTAACTGTGGACCACCCTCTAGAGTAGAAGAGCGCAGAACTGCAGGTGCAGATGTTTTAGGTTTTGGCCCTCGTACACTACGAACAGTGTAGTCTCTATCACTGGGTCTAGATCTTGAACCTCCAATTACCTTTGCGTCATCACCTGGCCTACTAGGTTTCTTAGGAGAAGCAGTCATAGCATTTGGTTTCTTCTTAGGAACTGAAGGAACTTTGCTTGGCTTGCTATCCTTTTTAGGAGGCGCATTTGGTTTCTTAGGCGCAGGGGATGTTGAAGGTTTTTGAAACTTACCTGTTTTTGGATTAACAGGCTGATTAGGCTTACTAGGATTTCTCATAGTTGGCCCTTTAGTTACTTTTACATTAGGAGGCTTAGTATTCGTAATCTTAGCGTTCTTGCCTCGCTTGCCTAAATTTTTTATAAATTCTTGTGCTGCTTTTCGTCCTGCAGGAGATTTAGCAAAAGAGTATGCTGCTCTCCCTAGAACGACAAATATAAGAGGTGCTGCCATTGTTACTTACCTTTTTTCTTAGACATGCCACCATAAAACATTCCTGTCTTACGCATGTCTATCATGCCACCCTTGGCATAACCTTTTTTCTTTTTAGGCATACCACCCTTGTTCATGTAACCCATTTTGTTACGAACTGCTGTAGGTAGTTTCTTTAATCCAGTCTGACCTGCGCCAGGAGCTTTTAATCCTCCTGCTGCATAGCCTTTCTTTTTCATGTTGGCTCCACCCATTGCGTAGCCTTTTTTCTTCATGTTAGCTCCACCTTTAGAGTAACCTTTTTTCTTCATCTTTTTCATTGTTCTTCCTCACTATACAAATTGTTAAAGACTCGTTGCGTATCCCATACATAGTCTACGTCTTCTTTTGAGTTATATATGTGCTGATTAGGTTTAAAGTCTGGAGCACCTTGTCCAGTTTCAAACCAAGCAGGGTGAGTTACTCTCACTCTATTATTGGGCAACGCAACAATGTTACCTGTGTATTCTCCTGCATCTAACAACTCCAAGACA